GCCAGCACCCACCCTCACCCCCGCGCCGGGGCCGCCCGGGCCTGCTGGGGCCACCGTCACGGGACCGCCTGGTGCGGACTCCACCGTGCCCGGTCCTGGAGGCCCGGCAGGCCCCGCTGGGCCGCCGGGACCCGCTGGGAAGGACGGTGCCGACGGCAAGGACGGCCGCGACGGGCAGACCTGCCCCGAGGGGTACAGCCTGCAGCCCGCAAAGGGGGACCCGGACGCGCTCGTCTGCCGCCGCGGCGGCGCGCCGCCGCCCGAGGACGAGGACCCATCGCTGTCCCTGGCGCTGGACCCGTCCCGCCGCCAGTACCCATGACACACGACGCCCCCTGTCTGATCCTTCGGGACCAGGCAGGGGGCGCATTCGTGCGTTCAGAATCAGGCGTCTGGGCCGTTGCCCGCCGACTCGGCAGCCTCCAACGCGAGGCCCCACGGATAGGCATCCGGTCGCCCCTGGCCAGGCTGATTCGGCACGAAACCACCCTCTCCGTAGAGCATCGCGACACCGGCGGATCGCAGGAACTCCACCGACCGCTCGAAGGCCGGGTGCTGCACGTAGGCCGCGTTCACGCACGGCATGCCGACGACCGGGATCCCCTTGCCGATCGCCTCAGCAACGACCCCCACCACGAACGTCGACGTCAGCCCGAGCGCCCACGCGTTGACCGAGTTGAAAGTCGCCGGCGCGAACAAGATCACGTCCGCCTTCGGCCACACGTCCGGCTCGCCGGGCCTCTTGTACTCGGACCGAACCGAGTGACCAGTGAGAACGGCCAGGCCCTCGAGGCTCGGCTCCAGCCACCGCGCTGCGGTCGGCGTGAGGCCCAAGCAGACATCCCAACCGCGAGCCTGCGCGTCCTCGATCACCTTGGCGACGTCGAACACAGGCGGCGCGGCCGAACAGAACAGATACAGCGTCCTCGTCATGAGACCCATCCGATCACATACAACCGCCCCCATCCCGGACGGGATTGGGGGCGGTTGAGGGTCCAGCGCCGTAAGGCGCGGGTACCGTTCCAGATGACGAGTCAGGAACGGAGCCCAGTATGCCCTCTCTGGACGACGACCACACGGGTGCCCGCATCAAGGAGCAGCGCAGGTTAGCTCGCCTGACGCAGCGCCAACTCGCGGACCGCATCCCGTACTCCTACAGCCTGCTCAATCAGGTGGAGTGCGGTGCTCGCCCCGCCACAGACAATTTCGTGGCAGCCGTGGCCGCTGCACTCAAGGTCGACGTCAACCTGCTCACGGGACCCGCCACAGTGACCGAGATCCAACAGGGCCGCCTGGCGGCCATGGTCCGCCCGATCCGGGAAGCGCTCGACCTCTTCGACCTCGAGCCCCCCGCCGGCCGCACCGGCCCCCCGCTGGCCGAGCTCGTCACCGCCGCCGACATCGTGTGCCAGGACGTCCGGGCCGCTCATCTCCGCAAGGCCGCCCAGGCGCTGCCTGACCTCATTGCGGGCCTTACACACGCTGCGCAGACCTCGCCGACGACGGCGACATGGCAGGCGCTTGCGTCCACCTACCGCACAGCCCACGACGTCGCGCTGAAGGTCGGCTACCCGGACTTGGCCACGGTTGCGCTCGACCGTATGGGCTGGGCTGCCGAGCGGGCATCGGATCCCTGCCTGGGTGCCATCCGGCAGTACAAGCGGGCCCTCGGCCACAAGCGCACGGAGCACGACCTCGGCCGTCGCCTCGTCCAGGCCGGCCACAATCTGCTCGCCGGCCACACCTCCCGGGAAGCGCTCGCCGTCGCTGGGCAGCTGCACCTCGGAGCCTCCGCTGTCGCCGCCCAGGCGGGAGACCAGACCGCCGTGGCGTCACACATCGCAGCGGCCCGGGAGCTGGCAGACCGGATCGGCGGCGAAGCCCGCGAGGTGCACTGGCTGTCGTTCGGCCACATCAACGTGTCGCTGCACGAGATGGGCGCATCCGTCGCCATGAAGCACTTCGACGAGGCACTGAAGCAGGCACGCAAGTTGCGTCTTCCGCCGACGACGCTCACGTCCCGCAGGGCCCGCTTCCTGGTCGACCGCGCGGTCGTCGAGATGGAGACCGGTCACATCGACACTGCGCTCACACACCTCGTAGAAGCCCGCCGAGCGGCTCCCGAGCAGACCCGGTACCACCCGGGAACGCGCGACGCCGTCACCGGCCTCCTGCACACCGCGCGCCGCACTCCCGACACGCTCAACCACATGGCCGCCTGGATCGGCCTGTAGGAGCTGCACTCACACGCTCACAGAACTGTGAGCGTTACACCCCCACCCGACCGTCACTCTGGGCTCATGCCTGATGACAGACGAGTCGGGGGAATGATGGCAGACCGTGAAGCGGGCAGGCCGAGGAGGCACTGCACGTACTGCCCCGAGGACGGAGCGGACTGCTGTATCCGCGTTCACGAATCGGCGTCCGGCAGCTCAGGCGTTTCGGTGTACGCCCACCGGGCCTGTGCTGAAACGCGCCACGTGCCGGTGCTTTACAGCATCGCCACCACAACCAGGCAGTCGGCATGACCCCCCGTCTGATCATCAAGGCTGCCGAGTGGCACCTCGGTCTCGACACTGAGGAGGGCGCGCCCGAAGGGCCGCTGCACGAGGTGGAGTGCACCACGTGCCACGAGAAGTCGGGGGTCACGGAGGGCCGGCGGCTTCTCGCCGAAGCCTGGGCGCTCCAGCACACAGGACGCCACCCGGGTCACCGCTCGTTCCGCGCCACGTCGACGACGTTTTGGCGGACGACGCCGGCGCCCGGCAACCCACTGCACCCGAATGCCCGGCCGTCTCTCGGCACCCCCTGAGTTCCGCCCCGGCCGAATTCCCTGGCAGGACCGCGGCCGGGGCGGATCGGGCCCCTCACAGGGCCCAGCGCACTACGGCGCACGGAAAGGCCGCGCGCCGAGCACGCACCCAAGGAGCATCGCATGACCGCTCTTGCAACTGAACTGCGTCACGGCCGCGACCTGGTCGACGACGCCCTCTTCGACCGCCTCGCCGCGTTCTGCGCCGAGGAGGCCGGCCTCGAGCTGTCCGTCGCCGAGCGCGTGATGGACCAGGGCCTGGCCTTCCTGGACGTCATGGGCAGGACCGGCGAACCGCTGTCCCCGTCCAAGCTGGTCGACCCGGCCTGGCACACCTTCATGCTCCACAGCGCCGAGTACACCGCCTGGTGTCAGGAGCGCTACGGCCGCTACATCCACCACGCCCCGAACTCCCGCTACCGGGACCGCGCGGCGATGGTCGACGTCGTCGGCAAACTCCGCGCCGCCGGATACGCGGTCGACGAGTCCCTGTGGGGAACGGCCGCCGACTGCAACGAGCCGACGTGCTGCGGTGACGGTCCCTGCTGCTAGCTGACCCACCACTCAGGCGGGCCGCAGCCTGCGGCCCGCCTGCCCGACCGGATCGGAGCAGCCGTGCCCACCCTCGAAGCCGTCACCGCCACGAGCCGCCTCACCGTCTTCCCGCTTCACGGCCTGATGGTCGCGTACACCACACAGTCCAGCGACGGCCGCGGCCTGGGCGACGTCGCCATCGTCGGGGTGCTCGAGCCGGACAGTGCGTCCGGCGAGCACCTGTGGCGTATGGCGGCGAGCATGTTCGCCAACCCTCCGACCGGACAGGCACAGGCGCGGTGGATCCTCACCCAGTGCACCCGGGCGCGCATGTGCCGGGCTCCTTCGTACCGCGATCTCCCTGAAGCGAAGTGGACCGCCGAGCTGGATCGCACCTTCCACCTGGATGCTCTCTTCGCCAACCACGACATCGTGCGGACAGGGCGGATCGTCATCGAATAGGCCCGGGTGCCTCCCTGCCGCCCCGGCCGGTCTGCGTCCCCCCGTAGCAGCCGGCCGGGGCTTCGAGGTTTGCTACATCGCCGGTGGCCATCCAGGGGTGGGGATGTTCTCGCTGGTGAAGTTGAGCAGCCGCCATCCAGCACCAGCCTCGTATCGCATCAGGAGCGGAACAGAGGCGTAGGTTTCACCGGGCGCGATCACGCCGCTGTCCGGTTTCGGCAGGAAGCGCACCAGCTCAACATCGGGGGCCACAGGTTCGGGGTTGACCTTCATGCCCCACGTGTCGCGGCTGACGGGCAAGTTGGCGTGACGCTCCTGCGTTCTGGCGAAGGTCTCCCAGAGTGGATGATCTGGCTCACTGGTGGCGAAACTCTCCACGATCTCGTCGGGATCGAAGCCGTCCGAACGTGCTTGTTCCAGCAGGGGCATGAGCCATGCCTGTGCCCAGCAACGGCGCAACAAGGGGTCGACGCGGAGCCAGGCCGCGTCCATGTCGCGGTCCACCCAGAACGCCCCGGCGAAGGCCCACGCGCCTTGGGCGACCGCAGCCTGCGCTTCGAACGGCACGTCATCGTCGTCTGATGTCATGAGCAGATTCTGCTCTGAGTTACGGCCGAAGGACCCCTGCCCGAGATCATTTCCGCTTCCCCTTGGATTCCAAGGCTGGCAGGGCCAGCCTCCGGGTTGACCGCCGAACGCTCATAAACCCGCAGGTCAGAGCCATGCGGGATCGGTCTACGGACATCCGTAAAGTGATCACGCACTAGAGGCGTCACAGAGCGCCCTTGGGGTTCCCGAAACGTGGACTAAGACGCCTCTAGAGGTGCAGACTTGGCCCATGACAGAGAGCAACGGCGTTGCCCAGGGCAGGATTCGGGCAGTCATCTACGTCCGTATCAGCCAGGACCGCACCGGCGCCGGCCTCGGCGTCGACCGCCAGCGCAAGGACTGCGAGGACCTCGCCGAACGGAACGGCTGGCAGGTCGTCGAGGTGTACATCGACAACGACGTCTCTGCGTACAGCGGCAAGAAGCGCAAGGGCTACGAGCAGATGCTCGGCGACCTTGAACAGGGCGCAGCCACCGTCGTCATCGTCTGGCACACAGATCGCTTGCATCGCTCGCCAACAGAGTTGGAGAAGTACATCAACCTGTGCGAGAAGCGGGGCGTGTCCACGCACACCGTCCAGGCGGGAGAGCTCGACCTCGCTACGCCGTCCGGCCGGATGATCGCTCGGACGCTCGGCAACTTCGCCCGCTACGAATCGGAACACAAAGGTGCTCGTGTCGCCCGGGCCCGGATGCAGAAGGCGAAGGCCGGCGAGTGGGGCGGCGGGATTCGCCCGTTCGGGTGGGGCGTGGAGACCGGCGAGTTGACGAAGCGGGTCGACAAGGCCACCGGCGAGGAAGTCGAGGTGCCCGTCCTCGACATGAACAAGGTCGTGCCCGAGGAGGCCGCCGCGCTGGAGGTCGGGCACGACATGATCCTGTCCGGTGGCTCGATCAAGGGCTGGGTCCGGTGGCTCGCCGACAAGGGGTTCACCACCACCCGCGGCAACCCGATCGGCGACACCGAGGCACGCGACATGCTGCTGCGCCCGAGGAACGCCGGGATCGCCGTCTACAAGGGCGAGGAGATCGGCAAGGGCGCCTGGGAGGCGGCCGTGTCGGAGGCGAAGCACCGGGCGGTCGTGACGATCCTGAAGGACCCGGCGCGACGGACGACTCCCGGGGCCCAGCCGAAGTGGTTCGGCTCGATGATCTACCGGTGCGGGAAGCCGGGCTGCACCGCTTACAACGTGGTCACCCAGTCCGGTGGCAGGAAGTACCCCTCGTACCGGTGCGAGACCCGGCACGGCGGCGGCCGGCATGCGGCGAAGCTCGACGAGTACGTCCAGGACGTCATCATCGAGCGCCTGTCACGGGACGACGCGCAGGACCTGCTGCTCCCCGGGCCCGAGGACATCGACGTAGCGGCGCTGCAACTGGAGAGTGAGCAGATCCGCCGGCGGCTGACCGACACGGCGGCGGCCTTCGGCGCCGGGCAGATCTCGATGCCGGAATTCACCGAGGCGTCGGGCGTGGCGCGGGCCCAGCTGGAGGGCGTGAACAAGCAGCTCGCCCGTGCGGCGACGAAGGATCCGCTCGTAACGCTGGTCGGGGCGCTTGATGTGCGGAAGGCGTGGAAGGCGATGGAGCTCGCTCAGCAGCGGGCAGTGCTGCGGGAGCTGGTCGACGTCACGCTGATGCCGCCGCGGCCGGGCCGTATGCCCGACGGCGGGTATTTCGACTACGAGGCCATCAACTTTCGGTGGAAGCGGGGTAGCCAGCCGTAGCACCTCGGCGCAGGAGAGGAGTCGCATCAACTGTTCGCCGCTGGCCACCTTTGAGCCACACCTTCGAGCATTCCTTTTCTCCTCGCCGTGCCAACCCATTTGGCGGCCGTCGAATGTGCGACGCCGAAGAGCTCGGCAACGGCCTTAGTCGGCGGCGCTCCAGCCTCGACCGCTTCCGTGTAGACCCTGACCACCTCCTTCAAGTGCTTCTCGGTGATTCGGTGGCGCTTCCTACCCTCCGTTGCAGCACCCTCTGAAGGCACCTTTTTTCGCAGGTCAACGCCCTTGCGCGCCACTACCGCGGCCCGGTACTCGAAATTCTCAATCGGGATAGCCTCGCGCCCTTCATATATGGCGAAGAACTTGGCCATTTCGGCGACAGCGAACGGCTTCCACTTGTCTGGCGGAAACTCGCGCACGAAGTGCCCGACCCAGGCACCGAGGTCAACGTCCACGCCGAACAACTCACGGACCTCGATGTCGTCATCGAGGACTTCGAAAGAAACGACGAGCACCCCCCCGTGCTCGCTTCGCCCGTCATCAAGTTCCGGCCAGTGGACGGCCATCTGAAAGCGTTCCGGAAGCAGAACGTAGCCGAACCGCTTCAGGTTGGGCTCGGGGTAATGGTCTTTCTCGAAGTTCCAGCCCTCGGGCCACACCGTGGCGTGCCAGTGGGGTGGCAGCTCTGTCTTTGTACTCACGGCCCCAACCTTGCCGGACTGGCAAGACGTTGGCAAGCCGCGCGACGAAATGGCTAGCCATTCCTGAGACGCAGTGACACCCACCGACACTCACCGACACTCACTGACACGCAGCCTTGCCACACCCTTGCCACAGTCTGGCTACGCCCACACACCCTCCAACCCACCTTCGCGCCATCTCGCCACCGACCCAATCTCCCCGATTTAAGCCCACTTTCTGTAGGTCACCAGCCCTGATGGGACCCAGCGGGACCCCACGGGACCCCCGAGGACTGCCGAGGACCTCCGAGACCATCCGAGCCACTCCGGGGAACACTGGCAAGGAAGACCGGCTTGTTTCCGGCAAGCTGATGGCTATGATGCGTATGTGACCGGAACCAAAGCGTTGATCCTGGCTCGCGTGCGAGCCGAAGTGGCCAACGGAGATGCCGAGCGAATCCGCAGGTCGGCGCGACTCACGATCGGTGAGGTCGCCGCCGCGTGTGGCGTGGACCAATCCACCGTTTGGCGCTGGGAGAAGGGCATGCGCCGGCCCCACGGCGTAGGCGCCATCGCATACGGCGAGCTGATCACCGCGCTACGCGAGCAGGTCCCCAGCGTCGACACCACCCGGAAGACGGCATGACCTCCAGCGCGGCACATGCGGCCGCAAACGACGACAGCGCCCGGGGGGCAACCCGGACGCCGTCTGTCGAGCAATTCAACGGATCTCAGCAGATCGGAACGCTCATGACCAGCTTCTCACAGCCCACCGACACCGCGCAGGTGAAGCCCGCTCCGCCGTCGCCAGCCGAACTAGGCCAGGGCATCGCCGCCCGCATGGCGGCCGAGCTGCCCAGCCTCGCGGCGAAGATCAGCGGATCCGAACTCGCCGAAGTCGTGACTCAGGCCATCACGCAGACCGACATCCTCCCCGGACCCTTCGCGGCCACCGACCGCGGCGCCGAGTGGATGGCGCGCTACGGCTGCCCCGCCTGGTGCGTGATGGACCATGCCGGCACCGACGGTGAACCCGGCTGGCACCAAGGCCACCGAGCCGAAGCCGTCGCCCCGACACCCTTCTGCGACACGTTTCCCCGCGACGACTCGGCCGTCGTCCTCGCCGCTCGCGTCACCCAGGTCAACCAGGACCCCGAGATCTTCGGCATCGAGACCCGCATCTGGGTCGACGTCGACACCGAAACGCTCGAGCTCGACGTCGCGCAGACCGACGTCTTCATCGCCCGCCTCGAAGCCTTCCTGCCGCAACTCCGCACCTTGCGCACTCAGCTCGCCGAAGCCAGCAAGGACGACGTCCCGGAGAACACCGAGGCCAAGGCCGCCTGGCTGGCAAAGCCCGCTGCGCCGGTGAATCAGTGACCGCCCCCACGCCCGCTGTCGCGGCGGCCGGGGAGGACAGCCTCTCCGGCCGCCCGGCCCGGCCCGCCGGCTACTGGGACCGCGTCCGCCACATCGTCGACCAGGCCCCGCCCCTCGACGACGCCCAGCGCGCCCGACTGCGCGTGATCTTCCACCAGTCCACTGAGCCCAAGGAGAAGGCCGCATGAAGCAGCACCGCCCGGGCCAGTGGCCCATCACCGCCCCCGTCGACCTCGAGCAGCACGCCAACGACCAGGGCGAGCAGCACATCGCACTCTCCGCCATCCAGGCCCGGTGGCACGTCACCCTCGGCGCGATCCGCGCCGACCTCGAAGAGCAGCCCAGCCCGATGTCCGTGCGCACCGCCGCACGCCGCTGGGCCGAAGCCGTCACGGCCATGGCCGAGGAGATCGCTACGCAAATGCGGAACACCGCATAACCGGCAGGGCAGGCGTCACCGGGGGGTGCGCCCGCCCAACACGAACACCCTGACCCAGCTCGACGAGAAGAGCCGTTCGTGAACGCCGGTACCAAGATCCCACCCAGCCCCATCGGCGCAGCGCTGGCCTACGCCGCCCTCGGCATCAAGGTCTTCCGCGTGCGCCGCAGCAAGGCCCCCTACGCCAATTGCCCGCGCTGCGACAAGCACAACTCCATGTACGTGAAGCACCGGCCCGAAGAGTGCCGGTGCGGCATGCCCACCTGCCACGGCTTCTGGGCAGCCACCACCGACGCCGACCTCATCCGCCGCTGGTGGACCGAGGAGCCCGACGCCAACATCGGCGCACCCTGCAAGCTCAACGGGTGGGCCGTGATCGACGTCGACCCGCGCAACGGTGGCTACAAGTCCCTGTGCGCGCTCGAGCAGCGCGTCGGCGTCCTGCCCGGCACCACCCTGCAGATCACCGGCGGCGACGGGCTCCACATGCTGTACCGCTCCCCCGGCTTCGACCTGCCCGGCGAGCCGTTCCCCGGGATCGACTTCAAGCACAACGGCTACATCCTGCTCGCCCCGTCCGTGCACTCCTCCGGAAACCGGTACAAGTGGGCAGGCGCACCCGACCTGTTCCTCACCCCGGCCACCGCGTGGCCCGAGGCGCTGCTTCCCCGCAAGGAGAAGCGCCCCGCCCCGGCCGCTCGGCCCGCCCGGCACCCGTTCCCCTCTGCGCACCGCGGCGGGCGCCCCGGTGGCGGGAAGCTGTGGACCGTCGATGACCTCGTCCAGCACGTCATGGACGCGCACGAAGGCATCCGCAACAGCAACTACTACTTTGCTGCCTGCCGCGCGCACGAGCTCGCCGAGCAGAACCTCATCGACCTCCGCGACGCCGAGCAGGCGCTCCTCTCCGCAGCGGCCGCCGTCGGCCTCACCGGCTCGGAAGCACGGAACTCGTTCGACAGCGCGGCCACCCGGCCCGCCGACAAGAAGCGGGCGGCATGACGACCGACATCGACGCGGCCATGGACGCGTACTTCGGGCCCGGCGACCAGGAGCCGCCGCCGCACGACTGGGGCGACGCGGACATCCCCGCGCAGGCGAAGGCCCAGGAGCGGGAACCTGTGCCTCGGACCTGGGGTGCCCAGGACCTGCGGAGCGTCCTCGACGGTACGTACAAGCCGCCGCAGCCGTCCGTCGGCCGCCGGGACGACGGTGCCGGCCTGTTCTACCCGGGCCGCATGAACAGCATCGCCAGCGAGTCCGAGGCCGGGAAGACGTGGTTCGCGCTCATCGCCTGCCTTCAGGAGATCAACGACGGAAACCACGTCCTCTACCTCGACTTCGAGGACGACGCGGGCGGCGTCGTCGGCCGGCTCCTGGCGCTCGGCGCCAACCCGGCTGATGTGCTCGACCGATTCCACTACGTCCGACCGGAGAACAAGCCGAGCGACATCGACCTTATCGACCTGGCCGCCGTCCTCCAGTTCTCGCCGACGCTGGCCATCGTCGACGGCGTCACCGAGGGTATGTCGCTGTACGGACTGGAGATCAAAGACAACACCGACATCGCGACGTTCGGCCGCCAGCTCCTGCGACCGATCATGAACAGCGGTGCCGCGGTCGTGACCCTCGACCACGTCGTCAAGTCCAGCGAGAACCGCGGCCGGTACAGCATCGGCGGCGTCCATAAGCTCAACGGCCTCAACGGCGTCATGTACGTGATGGAGAACCGGCGCCCCTTCGGCGTCGGCGTCACGGGCAAGTCCACCATCCGCATCGCCAAGGACCGGCCGGCCCAGCTGCGAAAGAACGGCCTGCCGCACTCCAGCGGCATGCACTGGTACGCCGACCTCGTCATCACCTCCCAGACCGCCGAGTTCGCCGAGGCGCACCTGTACGCCCCCGTCCAGCGCGACGAGCAGGAGCGCCAGGACGACGAGGAGCAGAAGCGCCTCAACGCCCTGAAGCGCAAGGTGCTTGAGGCCATCGGCAAGGCCCGCGACCCGCTCACGGGTAAGGGCATTGAGGACCGCGTCACCGGCAAGGCCGCCGACATCCGCCGCGCCGTCGCCGATCTGCTGGACAGCGGGCAGATCGAGACCTCCCCCGGCCCCCGGAACGCCACCCTGCACTCCCTCGCCAGCCCCTCAAAAACCGCGTCCGAAGAACAAGCCGCATGACCTCGTCCCCACCTCGTCCCCACCTCGTCCGGACGAGGTGAGTGAGACCTCGTCCCTCGTCCCACTTCTTTAGGTGGGACGAGGACGAGGTCACACAGCAACACCAGTCCCAACAGACTGGGACGAGGACGAGGTCACCAACTACCCCAGGAGAAACACATGTTCAGTCCCACCGGATGGCTCGCCGTCTACCGCACGGACGAAGAGATTCGACTGAAGCGCCCAGGACGGTGCCTGCCCGTCGATGGCTGGGACGCCGATGGCGATGCGCTTGTGGTCGACGCTGCCCGCGGCCGCCGCCGGCCCGCTTCAGATCTGCAGCACTTCCGAGGCCTGCAGAAGGCCGAAGCGGCCATCGCCGGAGTCGTACCCGGCCAGGGGTGGCACGTCGCCTACCGCGATGGCGCCGCCGCGGACCCGGTTGTCGCATGGAATGTCGACACAAACGGCTGGGCCGTGCCGATCCTCGCGAACAGCGACGGCTACGCCGAGCCCTACGACCCCGAGAACGACTTCCTCGTACCGCCCGGCGCCGACGCCGACGCCAGCCCGTACCGAGGCGACCGCTGACCGGCACGTAACCGGCCGGGCCCGCAGATATCGGGCCCGGCCTCCCGCCCAGCACACCACACCCCCTTGATCACTTTGCGGATGCCCGCCTAGTGAAAACCCTTTTCACTTTCGCGGCACCTCGAAAGTGATCAACCCGGAGGAGACCCTGATGGCCGGAGAAACCGTCATCACGATCGTCGGCAACCTCGTCGACGACCCCGAGCTGCGCTTCACCCCCGCCGGCGCCGCGGTCGCCAAGTTCCGCGTCGCCTCGACCCCCCGCGCCTTCGACCGGCAGGCCAACGAGTGGAAGGACGGCGAGCCGCTGTTCCTCACCTGCTCGGTGTGGCGGCAGGCCGCCGAGAACGCCGCCGAGACCCTCGCCCGCGGCATGCGCGTCATCGTCCAGGGCCGGCTGAAGCAGCGCAGCTACGAGGACCGCGAGGGCGTCAAGCGCACGGTGTACGAGCTCGACGTCGACGAGGTCGGCCCGTCGCTGCAGTACGCCTCGGCGGTGGTCACCAAGACGGCGGCCGGCGGCCAGCAGCGGAACACCCAGGGTGCGAGCGACGGATGGGGTGGCGCCCAGCCTGCCCAGCAGCAGCCCACCCCGGCCGCCGCCGGGTACAGCGACGAGCCCCCGTTCTGAGGCCGCCGTGACTGATGCCCGGAGCGAGCGCGCCGACAAGATGGCCCGCGCCCTCGAGCGCGCCAACGCCCTCACACAGGAATGGGACGGCGACATGACCCTCATCAGCCGGAGCGAAGCCGCCGACCTGTTCGCCTCCGTGCTTGAGCTCAACGGCTGGACGCAGGTCGACAGCCGCCCGCCCCTGCGGGCAGTGCCAGACAACGGAAGGAACCCGAGTTGACCGAGAACGAGTTCCTGATGCTCGCCGTCGGCATCGCCCTCGGCGCGCAGCTGACGCTGGTCGCCTACCTGATCGGCCAGTACCGCGGCGACCGCCGAGCGGTGCAGATCGGCGCCGCGAGCCTTGTGCGGGCGAGGAAGCGGCACGCCACCAGCAACTGGCGGGAGGCGCTCGTCCGCCGGCCGACGCTCGTCGAGCTGGTCCAGGCCGAGGCCCGGGACTTCGAGCTCGGTCTCCTCGACGGCGTGGACCGCGTCGAGGACGCGGCCCGGAGGGAAGGACTGCTGTGAACCAGTGCGGCCTGTGCGAGGAGCAGCTCGAGGGCGGGTATCTGTGCGTCGGCTGCACGAAGTCGACCCGGGTGCGCCTCGAGGCGCTGCCCACCCTGTACGGCGGGCTCGCCGCGCTCCTCCCCCCGGCCGGCGGTGCGTCCGGCATCCGGAGCGGCAAGGGCGGCCCGCCCCCGCTCCCACTGAACGAGAACATCCTCGACATGCGCAGCGGCGGCGGCATGGTCGCCACCCTGGAGAGCTGGGTGGACGCCATCCGCCACGACCGCGGCCGCCCCGAGGTTCTGCACACGGGCAGCCCGACCGGGCGGATCACGCGCGCGGTCGGCGAGCTGCTCGGCCACATGCCTTGGGTGGCCGTGTCGTGGCCGGAAGCTGGTCTGTTTGCCGGAGAGATCCGGGAGTTGGCCCGGGAGGCCAGCTCGATCATCCGTCCGCCCGTTCCCGCTCGCGGTAGACGGATCGGGAACTGCCCGGCGCAGTTCGAGGACGGAGTGATCTGCGGCGCCGTGCTGCGGCTGGAGCCGGGCGAGCGGGTGGTGACCTGCCGCTGGTGCCAGACCTCGTATCCGCCGGCGACGTGGATGGACCTGAAGGTGCTCATCGACGAGGACGTGCGGGCCGCTCGGGCGGGTGATGCGGCGTGACTACTCGGGCTTGGCAGGGCGCTGCGGCAGCTCGTCCGTCTCGTGAGTCAGCCACCGCAGGAAGTCGCGGATGGCAGCCCCACGTCCGCGCGTGCCGACGGCTCGGCCCGCCCGTTCCCAGAGGTCTCGCTCTACGCGGATCGTCTGGCGGGGCGTCTTCTCGACGTTCGGCATCGGCTCTCCAGTCTCGTCATGACACCTTCGAGGCTATCCCTTGCGGTGTCATGACACCAGGGCTACGGTGGGTGTCATGACACCGCAGCAGCCGCACGCGGGGCATGTCCGCGACCCGAGGAACAAGCAGGACTGCCCGCCCCCGGTAAACGTGCCGACGATCCTGTACCGCATGTACGACAAGGCGGACCAGCTGTTGTACATCGGGATCACCTGCAACAAGGAGCGTCGCTGGGCCAACCACCGGAAGACCAGCCGCTGGTGGCGGATGGTCGCGCGGAAGGAGCTCACCGTCTTCCCGAACCGGATTGCTGCAGCGCTCGCCGAAGAAGAAGCGGTCCGGTCGGAGAAGCCCCTGCACAACGTGGAGTACTCGCACCCCGAGGACCCCAAGGTGGTCGGCTTCACCCTCTACCCCAGCCAGCGCCGCAAGCTCGAAGAGCTCGCGGACACCAGCGGCAAGAGCAAGTCGGCGATCCTCCGCGAACTGATCGACCGAGCCTGACAACTGAAAGCGGCCCCCGCCGGTGCTACCAACACCGAACGAGGGCCTGACCGAAGCCCGGCAAGCCGGGCGTACTCCCTGACTAGACCAAGGAGACGGCTATGGCCGATCTTGCCATGCCCGACAACACCTCGACGCCTCAGCCCAGCGGCGGCCTCACAGACCTGGATGCCGCCCTCGCTCGCATCCTGGCCGAGCCGTCCCACGCGCACCGGTTCCTCGCCGGCATCGCCGACGTCCTCGACAACCACCCCTTCCTCACCGTGAACGCCCTCCTGGTCGTCGACGCGATGAACGCCGCCGCCTTGCACGTCTTCGCCGGGCTCCCCGAGATCGTCGCCGCGCAGGCCGCCGAGACCGCCGTCGACGAACTCCCCGAGGCCTACCCCGGCGAGCTGGCCGGCTCCCTCGCCGCCCGCATCCGCGCCGCTGCGGAGGACGTGCGATGAGCGAGCAGACCACCGCCCCCGCCCTCAGCGCGGACACCATCCAGCTCCTCGGCATGCTTGCCGACAAGGTCGGCGCCGCTCGGCCCACCGCCGTGATGCGCGCGGAGACCCGTCTCGCCCAGGCCCTCGTCATGGCCGAGCAGCTGCACGGCCCCACCGAGGCCGCGTTCGCCGCCGAGCAGGACCTTCTCGCCGCCGCGCCGCCCGTCCGCGAAGGGCAGACCCGCGGCGAGTACGCGGCGCTGCTCCGGCTCATCGCGAACGGGGTGACCGCCCGATGAGCGTCGACACCACCGCCCTGCACAAGCCGCTCCACGACCCGGCAAAGGACGCCGGCTCCTGGGTGCCGCCGCTCGACCTCGCCCTGGACCTCGCCCGCGCCACGCTCGCCGAGCAGGCCGACGCCAACATCCACGACGACCACGCCATGCTGAACGCCGCCATCCACCTGGAGATCCGGCTCCGCGACCTGCTCGCCGCCCTCGACAAGGAGGCCGGCCGGTGACCGGCCCCCGCACCGTCACGGTGCCCACCCTCGACCACGGCGACGTCACCCTGCCCGAACCCGCCTGGTGCATCGGCCACGACCCGCGGCCCGAGTACCGCTCCGACATCGGCCACCGCGGCCCCGACATCCCCATCGGCACCCCCGGCGAGCCGCTGTTCATCGCGACACTCACCCAACACCCCTTCGGCGGCGGCGACCACCAGATCGGCCTGCACGTCGACCCGGTCGACATCACCAGCACCTACACCCCTGCCGAGCTCGACCAGCTCGCCGCCGGCCTCGTCGAGGCCGCCGCGCATCTGCGCCGCCAAGCCCGCTGGCTCACCATCCTGCGCGCCACCCAGGACGGTGCCCGTTGACCGGCGCACCCACCGTGGCGCAGCGGCGCGCCATGGTGCGCCGCCTGGCGCAGGACGGCGCATCCAACCGGGAGATCGCGGCGCAGCTCGGCATCTCGAAGGACACCGTGCGCCGCGACCGCGCCACCGGCGATGCGCCGCCCGAGACGCTCGCCGAGCGCCTGGCGCAGCGCGCGGCGCAGACCGAGACAGCGATGCGCCAGCTGAGCGCCGCAGTTCAGGCCGTGGACGACGCCGCCCCGGCGTACACGCCCACGGACGATGAGACGGCCCTGCGCTGGCACG